AAACCCCAATAGCCAGGGCAGCCCGTATAAGGCAGTTTGGCCCAAGGCGTCCGGCCGTCTCCGATCTTGAAATTGCCAGTGTCGGACTCAAGGCCGTGCTCACCCGCGAGCAGCACAGGGTTCAGTGATGCCCAGCTAGCGCGTTTGCTGGTCTTGCTGATGGCGTTCATACCTTCTGCAGTCCGATCTCAACGAAGGCGCCATCGTCGATCAGCCGCGTCTCGCGCACCGTATAGGCCACGCCAGCCACCGTGATCGCTTCGCCGTATTTCAGGCCGCCGAAATCCGCCGCACGGGCGGTCAGCGAGTAGTCGGTGCTGAGCACCATGTCTCCCGCGACGACCTGCGTGGGCATGTCCAGAATGCCCAATGCCGAAATGGCGCCAGCTGTGCAGCTGACGCCAAAGTCGTCGAGGAACAGGTTTAGATCCTCGATGATCGCCATCAGCCGTACTTCTTCAGGCCGTAGCCCTGCACAGAGTAGGTAGTGGTGCCGCTGGAGGCGATGGTGCCAACAAAGCGGATGTAGCGCTTCAGCTCATCGCGGTTCAGGGTGATCACCTGCTTGGAAGCAGCCTGCGCCACGGCGGTGAAACCGCCGCCGGTGACATCGGAGAAGTCGCCGGTAGAGGTGGTGTCGCTGGTCTGGATCTTGCCCGTCATGGTGCCCGAGCCGCCGGCAGCGCCAGCGTCGAGGATTACCTGGATGTCACCGTCAAAGTCCTTCAGGTCGGCGATGTTGGTGGTCGCGCCGGTGAAGGTTGCGGTTTCCTGAGCCACGGGGTGCAGCGGAAAGTGCTGCAGCTTCTCAAGCGTCTGCTGTTTGATCGCCATCGGTGGTTACCTTTGTGCGGGGTTTGCGTTTGGGAGCAACAGGCTCCGGCTCGGGTGCGATCTCTGCGGCAACGGTAGCCGCAATCGCCTTGCCCATTCCGATCAGCAGTCGAGCATCGGCCAATGTGGCCGTGATCGTTGCGCCGGCCCTTACGAGCTCGCCGCCTGCCATCGTTGTTCTCAGGATCTGAATGTCCATGCGGTTAAGGGGCGACCGTTAGGTCGCCCCGCCTCCATCAGATCAGAGGGTGTTGTTACCGCGGCAGAAACCTTCGGGATGACGAACGGCGAAGTCCACATCCTGCAGAGCCACCACGCGCACGGTGCCGCTGGTGCTGTGGGTGTAAGGATCCACGGTGAGATCCAGACCGGACCACATGGCCATGATCAGCTGGCTCCACACGGCGAAGAACACATCACCGCTGGCAACCTGGTTGCTCACGATGGCGCTGTAGCCGTTGACGGTGCCGCCGGGCTCGAACACGTAGGCGCCGGTGTCGGTGCCCTTGTCCTTGGTCTTCAGAGCGCCGCGCATGGAGGCGTTCATCAGGTAGGCCATAGCGCCGATGTCGGCGTTGTCAGCCGCGATCTGGCTCTCCATGTCCACCACCTCGGCGTAGGTGGGGGTGGCAGCACCGAAGTCCACGGTGTTGATGCCGGTGGTCAGCTTCACGCCCAGGGGCTGGTTGCTGTTGCCCAGGCCGTACAGGCCCACCCGGTCAATCTCAAGCGCCAGCACGGTGGCGAGATCCTGGCGGATCATCTGCTCCACGTCGATGCTGGACTGCAGCATCAGCTTGCGGCTGTAGTCGGTGAAGGCGCCCACGGTCTTGGGGCTCAGGTTCACCTGATCCACCGTCTGGTTGCTCTCGGTGGGAGCACCGGACTCAGCCACCCAGTAGGCAGTGGCAGCGCCGGTCTGGCGGGGAATTGCCACGTTGCCGGAGAGGCCGGTCAGGGAGGCGACGCCGAGGCCGGCGAGAGCCGAACGGTTGCGCAGCAGCTCAATGAACGAACCGGGGCGGAAGTCCACGCCGACCAGATCACCAGCGGCGGAGGCGGTGCCGACGGTCAGGTCGCGGCGCAGCACCTCGTTGGGCACCATGATGCCCTGAGCGGTCTTGCCGGCCCGAGCAGCAGCAGCCTCGGAGCACTCACGCTCGAAAGCAGCAGCTTCTTGCAGCTTGCGATCGCCAGGGTTGGCCAGAGCGTTGATGGCGCGCTGGAAGGAGAACTCGCGCACCTCCTTGGCAGACATGCCGATGTCGGCAGCCTTCTCGGTGACGGGCTCCACCTTGGCGCCGATCTTCTCAAGCACAGCAGCGCGAGCCTCATCGAGGCTGCGGCCACCGTCAATCAGCTGGCGGCCAAGATCAGCCATGCCGTGCTTGTCGGTAAGGGCAGTGATGCCGGAGATGCGAGCGCGCTCAGCCTTAGCAGCTTCGGCAGCCGCTTCAGCCCGCACCGCCGAAATGTCAGGGGTGTTTTCCATCTGAACCTCAGGTTCTGGTTGGGGGGTTGGAGTTGCGGCGGTGGCCGCAGGTTGAGCGTCGAGAGCACGCCCGACGCCGACCGTTGGGTCTGCAGGTATGCTAACCACGCTCACTTCGTAGGGACTCCAGCGAGTCGCCACGAAGTCTTCGCCGCGCTGTTCCATGTCGTTGATGGCATAGCCAAACGACACGTTCCGCAGCACGCCATCACGAACGTCCGCCAGCACTTCCTGCGCGAACGCATTACGGCTGAAGCGGACGTTCACGTAGCCGCGCTTGGCCTTGTCATCAATCCAAGCGCGCTCAACAACGCCGATCACCTTGTTGGGATCGTGGTTGAACAGCACTGGGGCGGAATCGTTCAGGCGGTCAAGATCAGCCGCGCCACGGTCATGGCTCAGCACCTCATTGCCGAAATAGCGAGCTACAGGGAACTCGCTCGAAAAAGGGAACTCGATTGTGCGCTCATCTTCGCTGACCTGGAAGTCAGCAACCTCAGAGCGCTTCAACAGTTGCCCTTCTAGGTCACGCGATAGATCCATCGGTGTTGTCCGGGTTGTCGTTCACATTATCGGCGGCCGCGGCCCCACCAACCGGGGCAGGCTCGGGGTCGCTTGCGGGGTCAGTGTCAAATTTCAGGTCCAGCTCCTCGGCTACATCCAGCTCCTGCCGGCGTGCCTGCATCAGCTCCTCAAGATCGCCGCCCTGCTCGGCAACCACCTCGCCCAGCGTCTTGAAGCCGTTGCGCACGGCCAGTGCGTAAGCCTCGACTTCCTTGCCGGGGTCCACCCATGCCCAGCCGCGTGGCATCCACCGCACCGCCTTGTAGCGATCGGCGCCCAGCTCGTAGTTGGCCAGCGGTAGCGCGCCACTCAGCACGGCCATGTCCAGCCACGCATCGAACACCCGCTGGTGCAAGTTCTCCACCAGCCAGTTCTGCAGAATGCGCCAGTGGTCGCGGTCCTCCAGCAGGCTCAGCCTCGAGCTGCTGTAGTTCGTCTGGCTGAAGTCACGGCTGACCGTCTCGTAGCTGCAGCCAATGCCGGCAGCCATGGCCCGCAGCATCGCCCGCAGGAACGGCTCAAACTGCCCATCAGGTGCATCCAGCTGCGGCACCGTCACGCTCTCGCCCGGCGCCAGATACTTGAACACGCCGGGCTCAAAGTTTGAGACCCGCTCGCCCTCGAGCACCTCATCGCCCATCAGCTCGCCCTCGGGACTGGTGATGAAGCCCATCAGCGCGCTGCTCGCCCGTGCCCGCACGATCTCAGCCTGCTCGTAGCCCTGCAGGTGGTGCAGCCGCTGGATCGCCGAGGCCATCCACGTGACGCCGCGCGTCTGGCCGGGGCGCTCCATCCGGTACAGGTGGATCACCTCCTCGGCCGGGATGCGCTGGTGGCGCTGCGTCGAAATCTGCTGGTTGCTGAACTGGTAGTCGCCGGGGTGGTACGCCAGGAAGTGGTACGCCACCGGACGGCCCCAGCGGTCAACCTCAACGCCCATCCTGATCTCGTTGCCCTGCTGGCTGCGACCGTTCAAGCCGTCGTCCAGCAGATCAGCCTCCAGCACCTCTAGTGCCAACGGCACGTTGCTGCCACCGAACGACTGCTTGACCAGGCGGATGAACACCTCGCCCGATTCGGCCACGCTCCTGATCGCCAGTCGCTCCATATCGGCGAACGTCAGCTTGCCGCCGGTGTGGCAATGCCGCGCCTTGGTCCACTGCTTCCAGGCCTGCTCGATCTGATCGTTGACGGTCTTGTCGAGCCGGCCGCCGCGCAGCATCCGCACCTGCGCTTGGAAGGGGATGCCCTGCCCCACCACATTGCCCTCAATCGCGCGCAATGCCTGCCGCGCGTAGTCGTTATCCCGGCATAGCTGCCGTGCCCGGTCGCGTAACTTCTGCGCGCTGCCGTAAATCTCGCTGTCGGCGCTGGTGTTACCCGTCACCCAATCAGCCGTCAGCCGGCTGAACTTCGCGCCTTCATACATCCGGCGCCGCACTGGCCGTGTTGCGGTCGCCTCGGGTGTGCCCCGCTGCAGCCAGCCATAGATCGCAGATCGGATGCCCATCAGAAGCGCACGAACAGGTTATGTGGGTTACCCAGGCCGTTAGCGGCCATTGAGGCCGCTTGCTCCCGCTTAACCTCAGCCTTCAGCTTGCTCTCAAGCGTAATCAGATCGGCCATCTCCATCTTCTTTAGCCGCCGGCTGCCGATCGTGTACTCGGCCACCGCACCGCCCGAGATCATCGAGCGGATCGCCGCCTGCACTGCGTCGAGGTCTTTCTGCGCTTGGCTCCGGT